AAGATGTACCTGATAATCTAAATCTTTAATCTCTTCATTATTTTCTCTGACTTTATCCTTAAGTCTTTGATTCATTATAGAGAATACTTGAATGTCTAATATATCCTCAATGATTTCTCTACGTTGTGGTATAGACAGTTTCATAAAAGGAACAAATGTACTAGAACCCAACACTACAATCTGAGTGAAGGATTTAAAATTCATCTTCAATACATTCTGTTCTAGATTCTTCTGTTGATCTACTGCCTTAGCATCCTCATCCCACATCTCACCATTACAATAGATCTCAAACCTATTGGGTTTGATACCACGTATAATTTTATATTCATTCTTACCAATACTAAACTCTATCTCTACCATAGTGTCTTTCTCATTGACACTATTGACCAACATACCCTTACTAATTTTTCTAAAGGACTTCCCAAACAGCGAAAAGGTCAACGCATCTAAGATGGTTGACTTACCAGCACCGTTAGTACCGACTATTAAATTTGTCCTAGAACGCACCAAATCAATCTCTGAAAAAGTATTTCCTGTTGAGAGGAAATTCTTCCAGCGAACTTTTTTAAATAATATCATTCTTTCTTATAGTCTTCAGGTGGGATCAGAAGATCATCAGGAGATACAATGGTGAATAGTTGACCACGATCCTGACATGCTCCTATTATAACATGGTCGTCAATCTCTACTAACTGCATAGGTGGGTATGCTGGATCTGTTTCTATATGATAGAGATACCTTTCAGCATCATCTTCTACCTGAAACAAAGGAACCACCCTCTTCTTATCATCAGACCACACAGAGAATACCCCTTCTGGTTGATCCTCTAGGGTGACGATAAACATTACACTACCTCACAGCTTTCAATATATAGTGACCTCATTACATTCTTGAGGTGTGACTTGTCTACGGCGATCTCTACTTCATCAATGTATTCATTAAGTAGGGTAAGAGTATCCTTAGTGGATACCTCAAGATCCTTCTTATCATCTTCTGTTACTAGTGTCTCTACGATTTTTATATCATAGACACCATGATTATAAAGACGATCAACCAGAGTTTCAAACATCTGATAATTCTGTTTCTCTTCTACTATGATCTTGATAAACTTATCAGCATAGTGAGAAACATCTAACTTATTATAATCATGCTCTGTATCATTATAGAAGATCTTATCAAAAATTTCAAATGGATTCTTAATCCACTTTAGCTTATCTGTTTCTGTATCATAGATATGGAATCCTCGTTGATCCTTATAATCATTCCAGAACATCTGATAGGGATTGCCCAAGTACTGTACATTCCCTCTCTTAGAACGATGATGGAAGTGACCAGACCAGACACGATCATACTTCTTAAATATAGAAGTTTCCATTCCTCCATGATCGAATCTCATTCCGGGTGTCACTTCAAACCCATTCAATTCTAAATGACCACACACTATACTTGCGTTCGACTTATCTATAATATTCATTGCCTGATCATTATTACCAGAATTAATCCATGGAAGCATCAGGAACTTCTTACCACCTTGAGTTATCTCTTTAGGTTCTGTGTAGATGGTTATATTATTGTACTGTTCTAATAACAGTTCAGGAGAATTAATTTTATTTGTGTTCTTATAGTATGTTGTATGATTCCCAAGAATCATGTGTACATCATACTTTTCAAGTCTGTCAAAATAAGATGCCTTAATGCGAGCAAGAGTATTATAGTCCACAGACTTTCTATTATCAAATGTGTCGCCCAAATCAAAGACAGTGGTGATACCTTCTCTCTCAAGAGTAGGGAAAAATATTTCATCGTAAAATCTTTGGAAGAACTTCCAGAATGCTAGTGAACCTTTGCGACCATCTAAATGTTGGTCTGTGATGATTGCTATCTTCATAGCATTCGTGTCTTTATATTATATACCTTTCTTGTTTGAGGATATAACTCTCTCAATCTTTTTACTATTGCTAATTGAATTTCAAGAATCATCTCTGGTTTTAATTATGATACGGTTGTTTGCATAGTCTGCTATAAACTCAAGTTCCACATCATGTGGCCACATTAGTTCTTCATACAAGGCATTAATTCTATGCATGTCCTCGTAGAGATCATTGATGTGCTGTTCTTCCATCAGCGGTTCATTTTAGTTTCTATGTTCTCTTTAATACTTCCCATGTCAGCATAAGAAGCATTCATACCTGTCATTGTACCCTCGTATGTGTCAGTATGCATGACTTCATCATACCCTGACTTCTCTAGGATCTTATTTTTAATTTCCAGTTGCTTCTTTTCCTTCTGTATTCTTCTTAAGAATGCATAGTATATAATCTGTGTAAAATAAGCAAATGGATTCTTTGATTTTTCTGGATCAAAGTTATCAATATATTGTAAGCAATTTTCTATACCATCGCATATCATATCTTCACGGAACATATAATTAACGAAGTTAGGTTTATACGATAAGTGGGTAGCGATCTTTAAAAAACAAGACCCCAAGTAATTAGTTACTCTGGGTCTGGGATCACCTGCCTCTTTAGCAGCAAAAACTTTATCTCTATACGCACTTATCGCAGTAAGAAATTCTTTATTATTGACGTAGTATTCTGTCTTTTTTCTTGCCATTACTCTTGCTGCCATGTTTGAGTATCAAACTTGTATTAAGTATAGCACCCAGTTTGACTTTTGTAAAGGGGCTTGACACGAGACCAAAAACCCAGTAGGATAACTCTGTGCAGGGTTGAAGGGATGAAGTGCTTAGCTTTTTTTATAGATACTCTCTAAGTTCTTCTTGGTTTCCATTATAGAACCCAGATATCCAGATTCTCTAGAGAGTTTTGATCCCTTGCTTTGTGGACCTTTACCAGCATTTATTCTTTGGATGGTTACTTCATAGAAGTTTTTAATATGATCATCCAATTCTGTGCAAGTAATAATATGAGATCTATTAATGATGTACATATCTTCAAAGGATGCAGCAACCCACTCTTTGAGAGAGAACCCTGCAATTTCTAAGTTACCTTTTCTAGTACGAGCAGACTCTACCTGTAGAGGATTCTCCAGAATAACTTTATCGTCTTCAGGAAGATAGCACACTTTTGCTATGACCTCTTCACCAGAGATCAATTTTAGAGTTGCGAAGAACTCTTCTTCTGCTAGGTTTAAATCTGGTTCTGTCATCTCAGGTTAACTCTGATTACTTCGTATTTAAAATTCTCATCATTGTAGATGTTTACTCTTTCATTAAGATGTTTAAGAGTATAATTTTGTCCACCAATATCATCTGCGATATCATATAGTGTTGCTATATCTTTTCCTTCCCCGCGGCGAAGGACTCTACCAATGCTTTGGAGGTTTCTAATTCTGGATTTACTGGGGCTTGCGAACACGATATTGTGAAGACGCTTAATATTGATACCAGTACTAAAAGTACCATAGGACGCGACGATGATTGCATTTGATTCTTGCTCTGTAATTTGACGGACCTCTTCACGATCCTCAACATCTACCCCACCATGAACGAAAAACGTTTTGCGCGATGATGTTACAGAATTATTTATTAAATCGAAAAGTGGTTCTCCGTGCTTCTCGACATAGTTAAATAGTACTAGAGTGTTACCAGTCAGATCTTTAACTAAATTTTTAATAAGGTTATTTCTGGCAGTATGTTCAACAAGATAATCTATCTCTTCATGAAAAGACTCGAAGTGTGCAGGGTCATGCTTACACAACAATATCTTGATCCTAAATTCCGATAGGTATCCAGACTTGATTAAATCATCAGTCTTTGTTACTCTATCACAAGAACCAAAGAGTCCTTCCAACACCCACTTATGCGTTTTACTTCCATCCAATGTACCAGTGAAACCAAATCTATATTTCGCATTATGAAGTTTCGTCATTATTCCTGTTAATGATTTAGACTTAAAGAGGTGAGCTTCATCACCTATAACACAGTCTATATCATCAAAGTATCTCTTAGGAAATTTGTATATAGATTGCCACGTTGAAATAATAACATTTTTATTAGTATTTTTATCCTTCCCACCATATATCTTATGAACATGAGCATCCGCACTCCATCCGTAGTCACTGAAGTCATTGACCATTTGCTCCACAAGGGAAGTAGTTGGCACGATTATAAGTATCTTCTTTGCGGTGGCGCAATAGTATCTGACGAGGGCGTAGATCATAAGAGACTTCCCAGACCCCGTAGGAGAAAGAAGTAGCTTACGGTTCATTCGTATTGCTTCATGCACTGCACGATACTGGTAGTCTCTAGGTTTAACCTTAGAGATCTTATCCATAAAAACTTTTATTGCAGGTAAAGAAGCGAATTCATTTACCTCACGTATATCACCATACCACTCATCATTTTCTATATGGAGTTTGTAGTCTCGCTCCTGAACGAAACCTAGTAAATGATGAAATAACCCACCATACAGATCACCTGTAGCAGGTGAGTATAGATGTATTGTTCCGTCCCAGTGTCTATATCTGGGATTTCTTTTTAGGAATTTTGCTTCAGGTACTTCAAATGAAAAGTAATCTGCTAGTTCCTTATGGACATGTGGTTCCTCAGCTTTGATACTGACGTAAACTTCATTCTTCTTTTTTAACGAGAGGTTTGTCATTACTGTCCATTAATAAATTTCTCCCACTCAATAGCACTCTTGACTTGGAACCCTCTGTTTGAAATCTGTTTCATTACTTGATCTAACCAGTAAAGCATCTGATCAAGGAATTTAATTTTCGCTTCTAGATTGATGACTTCATCGTCAGACTCTAGATAGACTCTCATCTTTTCAGATGTTTTAATACTGTTGCCAAATGGTTTGTTGGCATATGTTTTAGCGTCAGCTTCACCTCCATAATACTCACGCTTTTCCCTAACTAGTTTACGAATTTCAAACTCTAACGAGGTTTTGATCTGAGAGATGTCAGTGTAGTGGTGTAAGTATTTATTGTGCTGATAAGGAATGTCAAGAGCTAATTGCCCTAGATCAGTAGTATATTGTTTATTCTTAAACTGGAAGTCTACATGACTATCCTCTGCCCAGTCTGTTTTCAGTTGTTCAAATTTATTACGAAGAGATTCAAAGTTCATAAAGTAATTGGGTGCATATTCTTATTGAGTATTTTATGCTTCTGATGCTTGAATGTAACCTGAGCAGTAATGTACTCTACATCAGTCATTGTAGCATCAAATTGCATAGAAGTTAAGCTGACAGGGAATAGTCCTTCATACTCCACTACGAATGCTGGATTGTATTGTGAGGTAACTATGTGTAGTTGACCAAGACTATACTCTTCTTTTGCTGGAGTATTCTGATCATCATCTGCCCTACCATTATCCCGAATCCATTTGTGTATGGAATAATAATTTTTCAGATCTTCATCTACGATGAACTCTATATTAAGATCACCAAACTCTACTCCACCACCAGGAATGATAGGTAGACTTCTGAACCGAGTTGGAACCTCAGTTACAGGCATACTAATATCAGGTACGTTTGCTCTTTGACAAAAGAAATCTGTACCTTGAAATTTTTCTAGTTTTAAAAGAAACCCTACTGGGTTTAGGAAGTTCCTATTAGTAGGTTGCTCTTTATACCATTTAGCTGTCATTATCAGATGAAGGCTACTTACTATTTATCATCGGTTGCAGGATGGCATAAAATGTAGAACCACACTAAACCCAACACCAATATAGCCATTAGTCTCAATGAACTTGGTGAGGTGTCAATCATCTGCCTGGTATATACCGTTGATACTTCTGTGCTTTATTTAAAACTTCTGGTAATACATCCTCTTTAACCCTTTCTACAATCTCATCAACAACACTAACATCAATATCCATAAAGGGTGGAATGATACCAAGTATCCTTAACAGTCCATCAACAAACAACGCAAGACAAATGAACCCTAGTATCATACTGATAATGGTTGCTTTAAAATTATGATCTCGCATTGAGGCTTCGTCTATTGCTCGTGCTTCAGCAAGAGCATCAGCAATCATTATATCTACTTCTTCCTTTGTATAACAAAGACTCTTGATTTTTTCATCAGTCATATTCCTCTTCATCCCAAACAAATTTACCCATCCTTCTCATACGTTCTAACCTTTTAATGATTCGACGTTCCTTAAGGAAGGTAGTTAATAACACTATAGACCACACCCCTGCTCCAAGTAAAGATATTGCTGCAATAATTATTCCTGTTAATATTGAGTTACTGAATGTCGTACTAATAATCATATTCGTCTAAAATGTCTAAAGCATTATTCAATGCTTGCTGTGCAGCCCATCGCTCTTTACGATCCCATTCGGGATACCATGATTTACTATCTATACTATTTTTGATTTTCATGAGGCGAGCCGTCATGTCTACCTTTTTAAGTCTTCCGTTCATATACTCAGGATAGCGATGGAATTTGGGTTCGGTCTTACACCATATTATACCACCTATTTAATAAAAAAGGGGAACCTTTCGGATCCCCTTAGTGTTTATATCGTGACCGTGTATCACATTAGGTTTGCAACACGTACACGTCTGTAGTACTGGTTAAGTCCCTGTCCTAGTGCTTCTGCATCAGGAGTTCCGTTGCTTTGTACAACGAATGGGTTAGCAACCATACCGTATCTAGTCTTGAATCCAATCTTGGGTTGGAACGTCGCTGGATCGACACTTCTTAACATCTGGAGAGGAACGTAAGGACAATAGAATAGTCCAGCGTCATAAGGGGAAGAACCCTTATATCCTACAACATAGTAGTGAGTGTTTGAAACGTTAGCAGAATAAGGGTCAACATAGACCTTAATGCGTCCGTTCATTGTACCTACAAGTAGGTTTCCAGTGTCATCAACTTCACCGATGGAAGGTCCACCAGATCCTTGAAGACCTGAAGAGTAGTCTAGAGTACCAGACATAGCAAGAGCACTAGCAACATCAGCAGATGTGATGATGAAGTTACCCTTCCCACGACGAGTTTGCTGCGCGATAGCGTTAGCATCTCTTTCGATCTGGAACATAAGTCCCTTGAATTTCTCAACCGACCATCTTCCGTTGGAGTCAACGTCTAGGTCGAATACGCCAGCGTTAGCAACGTTGTTCTGAGCACCAGATTTAGCAACGAAATAAACTGTACGTACAACCTCACGGTTGATTTCTGCAAGGATCTCACTAGACAATAGGTTAGCGAGTTCTTGCTCTGCATCAAGACCATGAATTGCTTTCAAGTCCTGTGAGAGTTCTAGTGTGTACTCAGCTTTCAACGCCCGTGTCTTTGCAGTAACGGATGTCTTCTCGATGCTGAATGACATTTCGTTGAACAGGGTTGAACCTGCACCTAATGTCTCAGCGTTTTCACGAGCAATCGCTGTTGTACCGCGCTCATAGTTTGCAGCAGTAACACCGCCACCAGTTGCGTCGTTAAGAAGACCTGGGTTAGCGTCTGTTGTACCACCGTCACCTAGAGGCTTGGTGTCGTCTGTACCAAGAGGTGTGTTATCGTAAGCACCAGGACCAGCAGAACTTGCAGAGAAGTTTGAATCTGGTTCGTTGTAGAGTGCTTCGCGACCAGCACGTAGTGCTGCACTGTCGTCTTGATAATGACTCTTCATTGCAAAGATAAGTCCTGTAGGACCACTCATTGGCTGAACGCCGCAGATATCGTATGCAACAAGGTTAGGCATGGCACGACGGATCAAGCTGATCATCACTGGGTCGAAACCAGCAAGTCCACCTGTCTTAGTCGTTAAACCACTACCTGAAAGTCCGTCACCACCGATAGCACCAACGGTGTTACCAGCTTCGTTTAACATTCCACGCTCTTCGCGTAGAGTTTTTTCTGTGTTTTCTAACAGTACCGCGGTAACAGCCTTTCTATAATTGTCCTTGATGGAGCCAGCTCCCTCATGACTTAGAACAGGTGACCACTTTTCTGTTAGTGCTTTAGCATTAAACATTTTTCTAACTTAAAAAAGGGTAGATAATTTAGTTGTCGTTCCAGCGAGAGATTGCGTCAACATATGAAGCCATTACTGGATTTATATTTTGATCAACGCCTTCTACTGGAGTTTCATCAGCAACCTCACTTGGGGTTACGTTTGCTTCTTTAGTGAAGTAGCTCTCCTTGATGGTTTTAACCTTCTTAGAGAAATCTTCTTCAGAAACGAACTCGATTCCCTCAGCGAGAGCCGCGAGTTTGTCCTTCTGTGTATCTGCAAGTCCTTCTGAAACATTCTTCAGAACAACTATCTTAGCAGATTCATTAAGGCGATTTTGTAATTTCACATTAGACTTGACCTGTTCGTCAAGGCGTGTTTCCATCTCATGTACTTTCTTGAGACTATCTTCTACCATATCCACTTTATCATCGGGTATGGAGATGTAGTGCTCTTCAAAGAGATTCTTCAGACCTGCAATGAAGTCTTCTGTAATCTCATTTCTGATTCCGCGATCAACAGCTACTTGATTTTCTTCAAGCCATTGACTTACGGCGTAATTCACTGTACCGTTTACTTCTTCAGACATTGAAGATTTTGCTTCTGCAATCTTCTGGTCTGTTTCTTCAGCAAAGTGTTTTACAAGCTTGTTATACTCCTCTGTGAGTTTTGCTTTGAGAGCAGCTTCAAAGATTGTCTTTGTCTTCTCTGCAAACTCAGGAGTCATGTCTGTTCCCTCTAGAAGGGCATTAACGTCATCAGCAACGTCAACTTTAAATCCTGCATGAATAGGATATTTAACGGCAGAACCAACACCAGTTCCGTATGCTACCTCAGCACCAACTGTAGGTTGTGTACCCTGATCTCCTGCATCATTGATGCTAGAAGTCTGAGCAGATCCATCACTCTGTGCTGCTTTGTCTCCAACAGGAGCGGCTGCCTTAGCACCAGGATTCTCTTCTCCATCTTCATCGTGTTCGTTAGGAGTAGTAGATGATCCACCAAGATCACTAACCGACTGTGCTCCAGGAACAGCAGATGGTTCTACTTTAGGTTGTGTGCCTTGATCGCCAGCATTGCCAGAATTAGCAGTCTGAGCGTCAGAGACTTGAGAAGGGTCGCTACCTGTGCCAGGAACGACTGTAGCTTGAACAGTCGGCATAACCGTCTGATCGTCTTCAGCTATTATTTCCTTGTGCTCAGTCACAAACTCCTCAAACTTTTCTTTAAGCATATCTGACATTTGAGTTTACCTCGTAGGTTTCCGTATAATTATTACTAGATTTATTTATGAAATCAAAGTTTTGAAAGGAATTCTTCAAAGACTTGTAGAGTCCTTTCTTCTAGTGCTCCGCGAGATGCCGAGTCTAGATGACGTTTATATTTAGCCACTTCAGTCTCCTTAAGGATACCGTTGTCCCAAACCCATTCCTTACCTTCCATGATGCCATTTACAAAAGCATCTGGTGCAGAGGGATCTGCTACTATATCAGCGGCTGTTGCAAGTATAAAGTCGTCGCGTACAACTGAAACATTTTCGCTTTGCTGAATGCTTCCCATACCACGAGATGATACTCCCAACTGAACTCCTTCTTCTAAAAGATTGCTTGCAATCTTGCCCATGGGTGTGTTAAGGATCTGTGCCTTGCCCATAAAGTTCTTGCCTTCGGCGCGGAGTTCTGTGATTCTATGAGAGACCCTATCTAAATTAATAGAAGGTCCATCAGGATGACCAAGTTCGCCAAGAGCTCTTTTTGTCTTTACATATTCTTCATTGTACCTAGTTACCTCACGGTCAAGTATTTCGTATGGATATCTACGTCCATTACGATTCACAATTTCAGACTGAAGGAATACTCCTTCGATGAAAAGTTTTTTATCCGCACCTTTACCTTCGGTGATGACCTTAACGTTTTCAATCTGTTCCGTTATCAGTTTCATTAGATGGTTCCTCTGGGGTATCTGCTACTGGTTCTTGAAAATATGTATTCGCTACCACCTTTTTGTAACCTGCCATAGCATCAGCTGATTTGGCAAACAACATATCTTTGATAGCATCAATGGCAGACGCTCTATCGTTCGTAGTGATCTTATCGATCACATCAACAACGACAGGAATTGCCCCTGCTTCAGTATCAACTTCATTTTTTTCAGTCATAATATTGAGTCAATATAGATTATTTATCAGATTTCTTAGGTTGAGCTGGTGGTTTTGGAGCAGCCTTCATCTTTTCAATCTCTCTTTTGTGATCATCTTCCGCATTTTGAGCATCCAGTTCAGGAGCAAATGCATCATTCTGACGATCTAATGTGTCAAATGTATTAACATCTTGAGGAGACATAACGAGACCTAATTCGATCTCCTTATTCATTTGAACTTCGATCTCCTTATATTCCTTATCCCTCTGCTGAAGTACGTTCTTACGTACATACTCAATAGAGAAATACTTACCAACAAAGGGATCCATTTGAGTGACAGTCAGCATACGCTGATTCATCATCTCAATTTCTTTTAGCTCATTGAAATGATTATCAAACAAGAAGTCATATTGAATATGCTCCTTCATGTCTTCCCAATCATCAGGAGCAATTACTCCTTTGAGAATAAGTTGAGTCTTGAGAATATCTTGGAAGAGTTCAGAGAATCTCTTACGTAATCTACCAATGAACTTAGTGAATTTGAGTTCGTCTCTAAGTACTTCCGTAGTCTTACCGAGATTAAAACCTTTGTTATCGTCTGTAAGGCGACTAGGTGGAAGGTTAAGCGAGTTATAAAGCTTCTTCTTAAAGTATTCAACATCTTTAAGTTCTCCAAGATTTTGTCCTCCGGGTAGTGTAGTGATCTCTGTTCCTCTACCACCCTCTCTACGAGGTAACCAAAAGTCTTCGAGCATACTCATATGCTTTTTATCGTCACGCATTTCACCAGTAGATGAATCGTAAACAAGCTTGTTACGATAACGTGCCATTGTGTCACGAAGGTATTGCTCTGCCTTTACTTTAGGAAGATTACCAACGTCAATATAAAATATCCTTCTCTCTGGTGCGCGAGACAATCTGTATATAACCAAAGCATCTTCGATCATACGAAGTTGGTTAAGTGATTTAACTGCCTTGTGGAGGAATCCCAATGTCATACGCTTGTTGAGATCCTGTAATCCAGAACCAATAAAGGTAACTGAATCAACTGCCATCTTGATACCTTGAGACAATGACATGTCTCCAATAGGTCCAAGAACACCACCCTTATAGAATCCTTTTGGATTGTATAAGAAGTAATCTATAAAAGTTCCATATTCTACTTCGAGTGCTGTGCCTTTAACTGCTGCACGACTTACGGGATCTTTTGGAGTGCTATCGAGTTTTTGTCGAACCCGTTTGATCTTCATTGGATCAATGTAACGAAGTTCTGTAATACCTTTTTTAGGATTTTCTAAATCAATTACTTTATGATAGAAAAGTCGCCCGTCGATATACCACGAACGGACGATCTCATGTGCTCTATTGTCAAAGTTTAAAAGCTTCTTGATGTGCTCAAACTCATTGCGAATTTTATTCTTAACACCACTACCCATTTCGAGATTGTCCAAGTTTATTTCACAAGGACTATCATGAGCATCACTCACAATAAATTCGTTGACTACTTCATCAACCGCACTATCCACCTCTGGGTGGATAGCCATGTCGCGATAGCGACGAATCATCTCAAACTCATTACGAGCCTGGTTGTCGGTGTCAACATACGTTCCATAATAACCACCCGCTGCTACCGCAATAGGTTCATCAGCTTGAGGTGGGACTGGGGATTGACCCCGTTTTCCCACCTTGCGATTAATTTGGAAGCCAAATAGTTGACTCATGACTGCTTCTCAATACTATATCAAATAGTATTTATTATACCACAGGAATTGCAGAAACGCCAGCCCTAGCATCAGTACCTGCTCCAGCAGTAAAGAAAGAATACTGGAACTCAACTGAAAACTCTTCAATCTGATCATTGCTATCATAAGCAAGATCGATTTGGGAGACGTTAGTTGGGAAACAATACCTTAGTTTATACTCTCTGAGGACTGATCCTGTGTCTGAAGAATCCTTCTCCAACTGCTTAACTCCAAGATCTGCTGTATAACCAGAAGAATTATTAGGAGTGAATAGTTGAGATGTATTCTCTTCGTGTGTGTTGATGCTGTTAGCCCACTCTTCAAAGAATGTACGGAGTTTGAAGTCCTTATCATTAAAGAATGTTGCAGTCCATGTATCAAAGGTACGATCACCAGCGATCTTAACTGTCCTTCCTCTAAAAGGAACTTCAATTACACCTAAGTTTGAACCTGGAAGTGCTGCGGATTTGCAAAGCAGATTTACTAGATCTTGATCTTCGATTTGGTCCTTGCTGAGAGCAGCAGGGAACTGTACGTCGATCAGATACATATTGGGCTTTACACCTTGCCCAATAGTCTGTAGAAATTCTGATACGTTTGACCTTGCCATTAGTTGTTTACCTCTTAATGTTTATCTATGAATAATATTATCTACCTACAACTTCACTGAAGGAAACTCCAGTTCTTGTTGCGGTGACCGTTACTGTTACATAGTTAATTGAACGAGTTGGCTTGAGGAATAATTCCGCAACAAACTCATTTCTATCAATCACTTCAGGTGTATTGTTTGACTCATCGCAAACTACTAGGAAGTCAGTAACACCTCTACGTGCTTGAACCTCAGAAAGGTAAGAACTAATAGATGCATTGAAATTACTACGTGTAGTATAATCGTTTTGCTCGAAGAGTACGCCCTCTGCTAGTGCCTTTGCTCTCTTCTCGACATTCAAGAACAAACGACGAACGTTGATTCTATCAAATGCAGATGGAGAAGCGAGTGCAGTCTTATCACCAAATAGTACTGGACCTGAACCAGGCATCGATACTATTGGGTTAATCCTATTTGTATACAGTTCGTCTCTTTGTGCTTTGTTTGGATTGAACGCAAGTTTAACGACATTTTGAATGCCACCGCGACTCATTCCAGCAGGAGAGAACCAATCATCAAGTATGGATGATGTAGAAACACATGTTCCTGCAACATCTCCGTTACAACCGATATAACGATACTTATCGTTGAAGCGGTCATATGTGTACTTGATACCACTATCAAATACAACGTAGGAACTAGATCCTATTGTATTGAAGAAGTCAACTGTGTTTGTTAACTGAGTAGTAGGAGGAATTGCGGATCCACCAGATGTAGCAATTTGATTGCCGTTATATGGTGAGATGAATGCAACACAATCCTTTCTACTGTTAGCAACACCAGCTACAGCACCTGCTTTAGTCTTGGTGTCTGCTTCTCCTGCCATTGATCCGCCCATTAGAACGAAGTCAACAGTTGTCTGCTCGGTATCAAGGAACTCGTTGTATGCTGTCTGAATTTCTCCAGCAGTATAAGCATAGTCATCTGTACCACCACTAAGTGCTCCACCAGCAGTAGGAAGAATCCTTGCTAGTTCAACAGGTGCTCCAGCAGTTGCTCCATAGGAAGCAGCAGTAGAACCAGAGTTCTCACCTTGAGTTGATAACTCAGCAGCACTTAATGCTGCACCAGCATAGATGTAATTGTTGAATTCATTTACTGCATCTTTCCAGTAAGATGATCCACCTTCAGATGTCTTACCATCAGAAAGTTTTGAGAGATATGTTTGACGCTCAACAACAGTGTTGTTTGATTCGTCAATAACTGCAACATGAACTTCGTCATATGACAGATAACGCTCAGAAGCAAATGCAGATGTTCCAGGACGAGGAGCAATTGCTTTGTTTGTTAATCCAGTTGATCCGATTGCTTGGGAGTTCCAATCGAATGCAGCAACAGTAGCACCACCAGTAGCGGTAGGAGCAACTGCGCCATTTTGAATGATGTCTGCTGTGTTAGTTGTTTTAGAAACAATCTCGTGTGCAGTACCATTACCGTCAGTATATGTTCCACCAACAGACCACCCATGAGCGTTCTTGGTTACGGTATAATCAGCACCTCTATCAACAATAACAACACGTAGGTTGTTACCATCAGCACCAGCATATCTGGCAGCAAACTTTTCAGTAGTTGCTCCAGCATCAAAATCTTCTTTAGATGCAACCAAAGCACCAGTTCCAGATGCGGTTGCGTTAAGAACACCAGAAGTAGCACGAACTACTGCCAAACGTCCACCATAACGTAAGAATTCGGATGCTACTAACCAATCAGAAGCGTTTGCCTCAGCTGGTGCTCCAAATACATCAATTAGTTCTCTTTCAGAACTTATATTTACAATTTTGCCTACAGGTCCAGTGCGGAAAGATGAAGCAAAAGCACCTGTAATTGAAGATGCACCTACTACAACAGCATTGGATAAATCACGTTCCTTAATAACAACACCAGGCGAGACTTGACTCGACATGTTTATTCCCTCGATAGATTCCAATTTTATCTAATAATATTTAGATAAAATCATTCTTTCATCGGGGAAACCATGCATGAACTACCAGTCTGGATAGATTTCTTCTTTAACTCTCTTCTTTTTATTAACTACTCGTTGAATAGTACACAATTTACATTCATAAGAATAAGCAGATGGATTTCCTTTCTTTTGTTTACGAATTAAATAGAAATCATCTAATAAATCTTTTGTCTTATGGCAAGATCTACATTCCCTCTCCTTGAACAGAAGATGTTCTAGAGAGAACTGATCTGAAATATCCATCAGTTGTTCCACATATAGGAGACCTCTTCTTGTTTATCTCCGTAGGCCCACAGATCTCCGTCTCCATCCATGAAGGTATCATCACCCATGCCGTCGTCAATAAAACCAAAGGGAGCCATATCTTGCTCAATTTGATCACGTTGTTCTTCGTAGATTCTTCTTCGTACATCTTGATCCGTCATCTCCTTAAAATAATCTTGCAGGACTAGCCATGCAAATAGAACCATACACATTACCAAGTCATCATGATACCCTTCATCTGCTTCCCATGCTTGCTTTCTTTGTATGAAGGTAGTTAATTCTTGTAGAATTTCAAAATCTTTAAATGTTAATTTATCTTCTTCTATAATTGCTTTAAGATTTGAGCATCCTTGTTTCTTAACTGTGATACTCATCTTGACACCTAACTGTGTCTTGTTACCTGAGAACCCTTGTCCCACAACCTGCCCAGCCCTACCTCTCATAGCACACATGAGTACGTTAGGATACTCAAGGTCATAGTTTAATGTTGCTGCTATGCTATCACCTATATCATTAACCTCAGTAAGTATGTATGGACAATTGTATTCCTTTGCTACTTGGAAGATGACCGACGGAAACAATATAGGTTTAATCTCATTATTTCTGTACTTCGCAACGATCTTATACGGCATCGTGGTGATATCAAACACGATAAAAGCACTGTAGTCGCCACCGATACCTCTGGCAACATCAACAGTAATAATGTATTCATGATCCTTTTCTGCTCTCTCATGAATGTCAAGTCCTGCATTGCTTTGTATGGGGTCAGTGAACGGTATATTTTGTAGCTTAGAAGGTGAGATAAGTGTGTCAGCAGATCCAAGAAAGTCACACTCAAACTCTTGAGCGAACTGTCTCTTGGACGTGTTCTTCATCGTCTCTTCTTTCCATTTATTATCTCTTCCTGGAACTTGAGACCAATGTACTTCATTTGTAACATATCCATTCTTCCCATTCTTAGCATCCTCCCACGTCTTGTAGAAGTGATTCATTCCGTTAGGAGTGGATATGATTATGACTTTCGTCGATTTACCAGACGTAATAGTAGGATAAACAGAGGCAAAGAATTGCTCTGCAACATGGTTTGGAACGAAAGCGAATTCGTCGAGGAAGAGGATATTGAACGACATGCCTCGGACAGCACTTGCAGATGTAGAAGCTGCCAATATCTTTGATCCGTTTTCAAGTTCGACATTACCTTTGTTCCATACGAGTATACCATGTTGCATCCACTTAGGTAAATTCTCATACGCTAATTGTAACCTACCAAGTAATTCCCTAGCAGTAGAAGCTTTGTTAGCAAGAATACCAACGTTAACGCTATCGTTAAAGATAGCATAATGTAACAAGTATGCGACCACTGTTGTGGATTTACCAGTCTGACGAGGCAGCTTAGCAATGTTGAATCTGTTTTCATGTAAATCCATTAAGATTTCCTTCTGGAAATCGTACATAGTGAACGGGACTAAACCTTCGTCGAGAGAAATGATCTGTATATAATTACACGCAAAATATAAAGGATCTGCTTTACATTTAATCCATTCTTCTACTTGTTTCTGTGTGAATTGTATCTCAGTACCAGCCTTCTTCAGGTTGGGATTACCTAGATAAACCTCAGTTTTCGTTGCCATACATAGTAATTCTTCACATATATATTTATTTAAACTGTAAGGGAAGGACTCGAACCTCCAAGACTCGCCTCGCAAAAGATGAATCGGCTGTTAAACGGACAGCTGTGTTTACCATTTCACCACCTTACATTGAAGCCCTTATTCAAGGGCTGATATTATTCGAGTTACTCCTATTCCACCACCACTACGGGGGAAGAAATCGAAGTTAAGGAAATCATCGAGTTCTTTCTCAACTCTTTCCTCACCAAATTTTCTATAGAGTAGTCCTGCATACCCACCATCAGAGATAGTGTGGAATGTTTCTCTCATCTGTGCTCTATCAGTACTACGTTCAGCAGAACCAATAGTTTCCATACCGTTTAGAATCACATCAATCTTACGACTGGTTCCGTCATCGTTACGTGCCATGTTCCAGAAGGGTGATGTCCATTCAGGAAAGTCCGTAATCATACCACGACCTATTGCCGCTTCATGTCCGTGATCTAATTCCTTCACCTTATATTGGTCTGCCCAATCATTATATTTTTTAATTTTAACCGTTTCTAGTGGTATTCCTAGATCCTCGCATAGGTCAATCTCCATTGCTTTAAGATCATAAACATCTCCTTTCATCTCGAACTCGAACATAGGGAAGATAGTTTCATGTCTACCTGGTACAGGATTGGGTTCTGCTCTATATGAAGTTGAGACACAAAAAAACCCTTCTGCGGAAGGGTTGGATAACAATTCATATTCTAACCACATCTGACCTGTCTGTGGTAGTGGCCAAACATTGCCACCATAATTGTATGTTGCTACTGTCTCAGGGTCTTCACATGCTGCCAATATACTCAAACGATTTTGAGTATGTACTTCCAAGAAGTTCTTGGACAAAAAAAATGACCTCAATCGGCCAACTGCATCGCTGTACTTCTTGGGGTCAATCAGACTTGTCATTACATTATGCCAAACTGGATTTATTTATAACAAGATTGCACCTATAATAAATCCTTTGCCGAAAGCAAGACATAACATTTGATAATCAGTCAAGTTAAACTTATCCTGTATCTTCTTTGCCATCTTCTTGTCCCATTCTTTTATCTTAGTAAAAGCACTAAAGTTCCACATAATTCTAACCCTCGTTTAATGTACCAAATGATCTGCGAATCTCTCTAAGAGGTTCCCAATCTTTATTCTTTGTACCACCATCATATTCTAATGCATAACCAAACTTTATCATCTCTTCATTGATTGATAATTCTGGATCACCATCGGTAGAATAAATCCAACCAAGCAATCTTCCATACTTACCAACACCACCTTTAAGTTCTGTGCGGATAGTTAGTTCCTCATCCCCATGTAAAACTCCATCCAACCTATCCTTCATATAGTTGGTGGCATCTATTCCTAATGCTTTCTCTTCTAAATCTCTTGTTCGTTTCTCTGGCGTATCTATACCTGCTATACGAACTCTCTCTTTCTTATAGATTCCAAAACCCAAATCTATAGTTACATCAATTGTGTCTCCGTCAACTACTTTATTGACCTCAACAACTCTAAAATTATAGCAGCTATTCCTGCTCGGTGGAACCATCACACCCATGTTCATACTCCATCTCTGCTGTATTTAGCATCTCTTCTATAGGAGTACGTTCCTGTTCAGATTTCCACTCTCTTAGATCATGTATCCATTCACTAGGAGATGGAACAGCATCTGCCTTTGGAGCAAATGCAGTAGTACCTACTATACCACCAGCACCAATGCCAATAGCACTAACAATAGCAACTACCTTTTCGTTAGCACGAACTCTAAGTGTGAGCTCCTTCACGTGGCCCATCATGTGTTCCACCTTCGCTTCCAAGATTGCTATCTTCGTTTCTTGACTCTGTTCTGTCGTCATATGTCATAATCCAATAAATTAAATACCCAACTCCGCTGAGAAGACTACCTAACATAATATTTATTGACCAAAGCATATCGTTCATAATGGGGGATACTCCGATTCGATATTAACTTCATCAGGATTGTTTGGATTAAACTGTTTTGCAAGTCTCTCTACCTGATGCTTATCAAGACCAGCAAGTGCTATACAATTGTCTAAGCACTTATAGATGCACTCCCTATCACTGATAGGTTTCCTTTTACTGAAACCAGTAGTAGGATCGACATACTCATCCTCACTAGTACCTGCCTCTAAATGAGACAGGTCTTGTTTCTCTGAGGGGTTAGTGTAACTATGAGACATGTATTACACCTTTCATTCCAGCACCAGCATGAGGTTCGCATTGAAACTCATAATCTCCTGCTTTATCGAAGGTGACATTGAAACTCTCTCCACCTACAAACGCAAGGTCTGGGTGTGAAAGTTCTGGATGATCTGCTACCACAAAATTGTGTGGTGGTAAATCTCCGTTTACTATTGTAACTGTATCTCCAGCAGCAATACTAATTTCATTAGGTTCAAAGACTAAATTGCCTCCTGAACCCATAGTAATTTCTGCTGCGTATGCTGATGCTGCGAATACTATTGAGAAGCATAACGCGCATACCATGAATGTAATTCTAGACATCCACCACATAATTTCATCCTTATTCTTAGTGAGTGTAGTCATTCTACTCCTCCCTAGTGCAATAGTCAACAAAAGAAGGATGCCCCTCTAATTCAGGAACATCCTTTTTGCTGTTTTGTATTGCTTCGTATGCGTCTTGTGCATACTCGCAAATTTCGTGGCGTATCTTGAGTGTGTCGTGGTAACCGACTGTGTAGTGAGTCATTTGCTTAAAGCGCAGTACCCTTGTTCACACAGAGTCTCTAACTTATGAATGAGATGTTCGTATTCATCCCACATATATTCAGAACCTGTATTGGTCTGATATTCTTTACAAGCTTTGATGATACGGGAGACATCTTCTTCGTTAAGTCTCATGGCTCATGATGAAATAAGTTACTACTAATTATAAGTA